GGACGGAAACACGCACACCGTTTGACATTCATTGGACGAAGGGCGGTGATTATTTTCAGAACTTTTCGCCGAACTACCTGGAAGCTATTTCGCAATTTCGGGCAGAAACCCGCCACAGGGCAGAAACAGGACGCAACGAACCACCACACTTTATCGTATGACACCGGAGCAAAAAGCGCAATTTGAGCAACTATTTCCAAAATGGAAAGGGTACAAACGCAACCTTGTGTGGACTTTTGACGGGGCAGAAACAGCGATAATTGAAAAGTTGGCTTACGTTCTGTTGGGGCGCACGCTGAACAACTGCCCATCGTGTAAGATTGAAGCAATGAGGCAACTCGAAAACCTATACAACGGATGAAGACCTACCTACACAGCGGCAACGCGGGTGACGTGATTTATATGCTGCCAACCATCCGGGCAAACGGCGGCGGCACTCTGTACTTGAACCCTGACCGACCTGCACAATACGCAGCGGGTTTGACCCATCCGGGAGGCGGCGTGATGCTTAACGAGGCCATGTGCGAAATGCTAAAGCCATTGGTGGAGTATTGCGGCATAAAGTGTGAATTGTGGCACGGTGAAAAAGTTGACTACAATCTCGACCTATTCAGGGAGCAGCGCATTAACCTTTCTGCATACGACATCAGGCGTTGGATTCTTTCGGTTTACCCTGAGTTATTGCCCGGGCCTGCCTTTCGCATCAATCGTCTGAACAATGGCTACATCACCGTGAACCTTTCGGAGCGGTACAGGAACAACGCGGCGGGAGGGGATGCAAAGTGGGCAATGTTACAGGAACAGCCGTACGATGTGTTTTTCATCGGTGTGCAGCAGGAGTTTGAAAAGTTCGCCAAGGTTTGCCCGAAAGCGCAACACATTGAAACTCCCGATTTCCTGCAAATGGCACAAGTCATAGCTAACGGGCTAATGCACTTTGGAAACCAATCTTCACCCTTTGCCGTTTCGGAGATATTCGACCTGCCCCGAGTTTTGGAACTTTCGCCATACTGCCCTAACGTGGTAAGCACCGGTGAAAACTGGGGCGTGGTGTACAACAACGCAAACATGAAGTGGCACGTTGACAGATTGGCCCGCATGGAACAAAAACAAGAAAACCCCATTGTAATAAACCCGTCATGAGTAAATACACATTTGACCCTTTGCCCCTGACATGGTGGCACACGATACAACTTCCTGACGGCACGAAGACCGCAGGGGTTCACGATTACGACACGGCAACAGGCGACCGCTATCTATTCCCGGACGTAAAAGGCAAAACCGTACTTGACATTGGTACTTTTGACGGGTATTGGAGCGCACGGGCGAAGAAGAACGGCGCAAAGAGTGTGATTGCCCTCGACTACAACAAGCGGGAAACGGCTGAGCATATCGCGCAAACCTTTAAGTTTAAGTACTTTGCCGGGCATAACATTGACTTTAACAAACCATACACGGCCCTGCCTTCAGATGTGGTGCTGTTCTATGGGGTTGTTTACCATCTTTACAACCCTGTGCAGGGCATCCTTAACGCATTATGGCTAACCGCTCCGGGCGGCATCATGTGTATTGAATCAGCGGTAAATCAGGCAGGCGCGATGGGGAACAACGTGCGCTTTAACCCTGCCACTCATGACGGTGACGAAACTAACTACTTCATGCCAACTATTCAGGGGCTGAAGGACACCATCGCTGTTGCGGCTAAGGTTATTGACGCTAAGATAGAATTGATAGCGGAGGCAACCGATAACGGGCAGCACAGGTGGGCGGCTCAATATCTGGTTAAGTGAAACCGTACAAGCGCATTTACCTTGAAGCACGCAACCTCACCCCGACCGATTTCATCCCCTGCGAAGTCTGCGGAGCGCAGGCCGTGGACATCCACCACATACAGGCTCGGGGGATGGGCGGGAGCAAACTACGGGACACACCAGAAAACCTTATCGCCCTGTGCAGAAGCTGCCATCATCAGGCTGACTTTGGCACGGGATTGTCAAAGGAATATCTTAGACAAATCGTAAACACCAAACTACATGAGAGGAAGACCGATAAAAATTGAAACGCCTGAGCAGTTGCAAACGGCTTTTGATGAATACATTGAACGCTGCGACAATGCCACTAAGGAAGTGCTGAATAACAAAGGCAGCCTTACCACCGTGCCGTGGCCTATCATCCCAACGCTCGGGGATTTCTGCTATCAGTTGAAAATCGTTACTGAAACGCTCCGACTGATGGAAGAGAAAGAAGAATTTTTTGCGACTATAAAAACCATCAAGGAAACAATCGCACAGCGCAAAGCGTATCACCTGCTGCAAGGCAACGGGAACACCACGGGTTTAATCTTCGACCTGAAGTGTAACCACGGGTGGAAGGATAAAACAACCATCGAGCATGAAGGCGAAATCACCGTTACCATGAACCTGACCTCATGAGTGCGCACGATCCTGACCATTACAAAGGCGAGGTTGAGTGCATCGCGGCAATTAAAGCCAGCCTTTCGCCGGTAGGCTATCGCGGCTACCTAAAAGGGAACATCATGAAGTACCTTTGGCGTTATGAGAAAAAAGGCGGTGTGCAGGACTTGGAGAAAGCCCGCGTTTACCTTAATTGGTTAATTGATGATAATACTCCCGGCGACCATTGAAGGCGTAACCACGCGCAAGGACAGGACGTGGAAGGTCACATTAGGCACTCAGGAACTGCCCGTGGATAAAGCGGCGGCCCTGCTGACGTTAAATCACCAACTCGCATACGTTGCCATCAAGCCTGAATACTTCAGCGGCGAAGAAGAACAGCTACTCGACCAGCTAAAGGCAGACCCAGAGGCAGGCGGCAAAACACCCGGTTCCCGGCTTCGCGCGGTGTTGTATCGCAACTATGAGCAGGATGCACAAGGGTTCGGCTCTTTTGCGTCATTCTATGAACACCACATGGAGCGGCTGATTGAACACTTCAAAGGAAAACTAACATGAACATTTTAGGCATACTCAACGGCATGAGCGGTATTTCTTACCACCGCTTATACGCACCACTCCATGACTTGCAGATACGCGGCTTCGCGCAGATAGACATCTGGACACCACGAGATGAGCAGGGCAACTACCGCCCGCTGCCAGACCTTGATAAATATGACCTTGTAATATGGAACGGCACACTTGCCGAACCACAGGAGCAGATTATTCAGATACTCAATACCCGAGGCATACCGTTTATAGTTGATATTGACGATTACTGGATGTTAAACCGCTATAACCCTGCTGTGGATGAGTGGAAACGCCGTGGGCTATCGGCTAAAGTTCAGGCGGCATTGTACCACGCAGACGCGGTTATCTGCGAGAATGACCGATTGCGGGAACAGGTGTACAAAGTGAACCGCAACGTTTACACTATTCCTAATGCCCTGAACCTCACAGAGTTGCAATGGAATCAGGAAAAGCAGCCGAGCGATAAGTTCCGCGTGGGCTTTGTTGGCAGCAGGTCGCATCGGTATGACCTGTTCACAATCAGTCAGGCAGTGCGGGAGTTCTGCGAGGAAACGGAAAGCGAGTACAACATTTGCGGATATGATGAAAAGGATCCGGAATGGCAGGCGGTAGGCAACGATGTTGCGCCCGTCGGGCATCCTGACTGGCTTAAACTTCGCCCTGGGGTTCACCCATCGCAATACGGCATTTACCTTTCGCGGATTGATGTGGTGCTGGCGCCGTTGGTGGGTTCGCAGTTCAACAACTGCAAGTCTGATTTAAAGGTGAAAGAGGCTGGGTGCTATTCGCTGCCTGTCATTGCTTCAGACTTCGGGCCGTACCATGACCACCCCAGCGCGGGCGTTTACACGGCATCGGGCGTGAAAGAATGGAAGGCGAGGCTTTATGAGGCGTACGAAGGCAAGTTGGACGGCAGGCCCAACGCAGCCTACCTGGAGAAGAACGGCGACCTGCACAAGGTGAATCTTGACCGCATAGCGGTGCTGACTGAAGTACTTGTGAAAAAATAATTGTGCATAGTTGCTTGGTATTGTGTACAAATGATATATTTGCAATACCAAACAACGAAACAATGAGAACAATTAAAGCCACCACACTTCAGCGACACATTCTTGATGGCCGCGTTGAATGTTTGACCGATTTTGGATTGGGCCGCGTGGAAATACGCAGCAACATCACAGGACGCAGATTCACCATAAACATCATTTAACACCATGAATAACACAGAACAATTAGAACACTTTGCCCACGGCCTGCCCGTAATGGAGCGGATCGAAGAACTGGGCAACGCATGGCGCGAAGGAAGCATTGACGCGCTGGCCACCTACATCACCCTGAACCGCATTAGCAAAATGCTTGACAGCCTCAAAGATGAGGTCAAGCCCTATGCTATTGACCAAGCGGGGCATTGGCACGAAAAAACATTCAGCTACTTTGGAGCAACAATCGAAAAGAAGTCCGGCGCAGGGCGTTGGGATTTCAAAGGCGTGCAGGCGTGGAACGAAGCAAAGGCAACCTTACAATCCATTGAGGAACGCGCGAAGGCGGCAGCGCAGGCAGCGGCAAAGTTCGGCGCGGCAATGGTCAGCGAAGACGGGGAACTTTTAGAGGGTGCTACATACACCCCGGGCGCGGATATAATTGCATTGAAAGGCTTATGAACAACTCACGCTATTTCAAAGTGGCAGACCTTGTAGAGGACACCTTCGGCATACAAGGCAGAGTTGCCAAAATCAACGACCTGCAAAACCGCGTATGGGTATGGGTCGGAAACGGGCAGATGTGCTACGAGCCACGGGAACTAAAACTCATTTATCGCGATGGGATGGAGGATGGCCCGGAGTTGGTCGAAGAAGAAGATTAGCCGCTGACGAGCGGAACGTAACCCCCGGAACAGCAAGCTGCGAAATCCCGGGCGCACATCGTAAGGTGCGGCTGTTAGCCTTCAGCGGATTAAAGGCAACTGACCGGGAGCGTGAATTGGTAGAACGTATCCTTTAAAAAGGAGATGCTGAGGTAAAAACGGCGATGCAGGTTCGAATCCTGCCCCGGTCGCAAAGCCGCTCTGCAGCCTCCGAACGACTTGTTTCCAACAGGTACGCTGATGTAGGTGGAGCGGGGCGGCTTATTCTGTTCCATAGATTAGGGCGGCGAAAGCTGCCCTTTTCTTTTTATCACCTTCCTGACGTCAGGAAAATGATAAGACAAAATGCCATTTTCCCCATTATAGGAAATGGCCTACTCAATTCAGCAGCAGCCGCAAGACTACTCACCCGCTTTTAATCCGCTGACCTTCGTTGTACGCGAAACGGACACGGCAATAACAGGAGCAAGCAATTTCCGCTACCTATGTGAGGTGGAGATAGACGGCACGATTCAGGCAAAACTTAAAGCCCCCATTCGCTATGGAAGCAGCCAAAACGAAGCGGTTTTCGACATCACCGAAATCATTGCTTCCTACGTTGGCAACGACTTTGAGCCACCATCAGCGGCGGCGGTTGTCGGGCAGCCTCGCATCGTTACCTATCGGGCAAAGTTCGGTTACGAATATGGCAGCGGGGTTGTAACGGAGGCTACCGGGGTAGTCAATACCGGGAACAAATTCAGTTGGGATGCTTGCTTACCTGTTCAGGACTTTTTAGGGTACGCTCAAGCCGACTACCTGACCGCTTCAGGTGGAACAGCCGGGGCGCAATTCCTGACCACGGTTCGCCCTCGCAAGGTGCAGGCAGATGAGGCGCACACCATTCATGCGCTGTTTGGTACTGACACGGTAAACAAGGTGTTTGAGTTCAAGAGTTACAACGCGGCAGGTTCGCTGCTTCAGACGGTGCAGAAGACATTCACCTATGTTGACTACAAAAGCAGGCTGCTTGCGGCTGATTGCACGTTTAACAACATCGGGTTTTCTTCGGCTGCTGATTACTACACCGTGCAGGCCTACCCGTCCGGCTATGCAGGCAAGGCATCGGAAACCATGCGCTTCGACCTGTGGCAGGAGTGCAGCAAATATGACCCGGTAACACTTCACTTCCTGAACACTTTAGGTGGGTTCGATTCTTACACCTTCAGAAAACGAACGGTGCGAAATTTGACAGGAGAAAAGAAAACCTTTGAGCAGGATTCTTTCCGCTACACCACCGGGGCTTACAACTATTCCAACGCGCGCGGCGGTGTCACCAATTACAACACCATGCTTACGGAGCAATGGACTTTGAATACTGACTTTCTCACGGACACGGAGGCGGAGTACATCGAGCAATTACTCTTTAGCCCTGTGGTTTACATGGGTGCGTTCAGCGCACTTGAAAAGGTTACTGTAAACTCCACTGAGTTTGAGCGCAAGTACAACAGGGACGGCTTGGTGCAGTATTCTGTCACGATCCAACGCGCCCTGACAAACAGGAGGCAGCGTTTATGATGCGGCTGTTCATTGAAGGGCGGCAGGTTGACCTTTCGGAAAACGAAGTTCTGCAAGTAACGCGGGAGATTGCCGACATCCGGGAACCATCGCAGCGTTCATCCGATTGGTCGCGCACATTTCGCATCCCGGGAACATCAGCCAATAACAAGCTATTCGGCCACATCTTCGACGTAAATCAGGAGCAGCTAAACAACGGAACGCAGTTCGCGCCAGACTTCAACCCGAACAAGAAAGCGGCTGCCCTCGTTACCGTAGATGAGGTGGAACAGGTGCGCGGATATGTTAGGCTGTTAAACATCAGCGTGGTTCGCAAAGGGCAAATCGAATACGAAGTTTCAGTTCATGGGCAGGCGGCTGACCTGTTTGCGAAGATTCGAAATAAGCAATTAGCAGACATTGACCTTTCGGAATTTAACCATACCCTGAACCGCACCAACATCATCAACAGTTGGAACTTCACCCCGGCAAGCGGGTACGTTTACCCCATGATAGACCGAAACAGAACCGATGTTCCTTTTTCGATTGTGTGGAGGGTGCAGGATTTTTACCCGGCTGTTTTTGCGAAAACCTTAGTTGATAAGATATTTACCAGCGCAGGATTTTCATATACTTCGGATTCGTTTTTCAATACTGAACTATTTAAAAAACTGGTCATTCCTTCTCCCGGCGTTCCACAAGTAAACGAGGCCGTGATATTTTCACGCAAGGCCCGAGCAAGGCGCACGGCTGACCAAAGCTATTTAGAAGGCAGCACGATTGTTTTTAACGACGACAGCAGCAGCGGTTATTGGGACAATGGAGGCAACTTTGACACCACAACGGGAAAATACAACAGCCCAACCGGCGGCGGGAGGTTCAGCGTATCGGGAAGCATCGGCGTAACCATTACCGGAATTAACCACATCACCACGCCCTACATCACTATGACGGTCGGGGTTTATGTGGATGGGAAATTGGCAGAACTGCACAACCCTTTGCGCATGGTGAACACGGGCAGCGGCGCAACAAAGACCTTTACCTTCACCATTAATGATGTTTATGCAGATAAAAACGAGAAAATAGACATCCGTATTATTGAAGTGCTGGATTACACGGACGCGCGGATGGGCGAAGTGCTGACCGGGGGAGTTATTACAATTAAGGCAAATAGCTGGATTCGCATTGAGCCTATCCAAACTTCATACGGACTGGATTCCACGGTGGACATGAACGGCATTTTCACCGGTGGCAAGTGGAAACAGGATGAGTTTCTAAACAGCTTGGTAAAGATGTTCAACCTTTACATTGAGCCAACCGGACGCACCAACGAGTTATACATTGCACCACGCGACACGTTTTACCGCGATACGGTGATTCATGACCTAACAGCCAAAATTGATTATTCGCAGCCAATGACCATAACCCCGATGGGCGAACTTGAGGGCAACCCGTATGTCTTCACCTACGCGAAAGGTGATGATGATGATTCAAAGGAGTATGTAGACGCAATCGGCACGGTGTACGGCGAAGCGCGGATTATTGTAGATAACGACCTGATAAAGGATGAGCGCAAAACGGAAACCATATTTGCCTCCACGCCGTACAGCACGGAAAGCAGCAATAATTTCCGCATTGCAAGCATGGAAACCGCGGAAGAAAAGGCGGGAACGCTGCGTATTCTTTACTGGTCAGGTAAAATAGGTAACGAAGAGTGGGTTTTATGCGATGCGTTCAAACTCTTTGCAGGCCCTACCGGAGTAGATACGGTGGAAGGCTACCCCCACGCGGGGCATTTGGATGACCCTTTCACGCCGACTATTGACCTGTCCTTCGGGATGCCTGCTTATGTGAACCTCCCGGCAGGCGTCACCTACACAAACAATAACCTTTTTAACGTGTATTGGCGCAAGTACCTGACGGAAATCACCGACCGAAACAGCCGGATCGTTACGGCGCGCGTTTACATCACTCCGGCGGATTGGCTTAAATGGTCATTTCGTGATTTGTATTTCTTCCAGGGGCAGTATTTCCGACTGAATAAAATACAGGACTACCAGGTGGGCGAAAGCGAACTTATCGAGTGTGAGTTCCTGAAAATCAAAACGGCAAACGTCTTCACCCCGCAGACCGGGGCAGCCGGGGGAGGGTACGATATTAAGGACACGAATAACGATGCTTTCCCCAACATCAGGACGCGGCCCATCGGCAAAAAGAAACGCTTTGCATGGAGTACGCTCGGAGGCAGCAACGAAGGCGGCAAAGGGCCGATAGTAGACTGGACACAAGGCGTAGTTAATTTAACTTACAAGGACATCGGCGCACCCACCACAGGCGATGTTTACCGACCTGCTATTGAATGGACAGGCGCGGATTGGAACGTGGTATTGATTAAAGAAGTATAATGGCGAAAAAAATAGTACAACCAGTTGAGGTGCAAGCCTCCGTGAGCGGGGATCAGTCCGTAAAATCCTTTAAAGCGCAGATACGCGAAGCACAGCAGGAGGCGTTAAGGCTGGCGGCGGCTTTCGGCGAAACGGATTCAAGAACCCTTGCAGCGGCACAGAAAGTAGCGCAACTGAAGGACAGGATGGATGATGTAAACGCCACGATAAAAGGTCTTCATCCCGATAAGTTCCAAATGATTGCAAATATTACAGGAACGATGGCCAATGGCTTTGCAGCGGCACAAGGGGCAGCGGCTTTACTTGGTTCGGAAAGTGAGGATTTGCAAAAAGCTATGCTTCGCGTTCAGGGTGCAATGGCACTTGCGCAAGGTGTAGCAAGCTTGAAGGATATGCAGTTCATGTTTGCCGGGCTGCAAACCACAATCATGACGCAGGTCATTCCCGCTTTAGGAACTTTGCGAGGTGCGCTGATTGCCACGGGAGTAGGTGCAATAGTGGTGGCAGTTGGTATGCTTGCTGCGAACTGGGATAAAGTGACCAGCGCGTTTCGTAAATTCTTTGGCCTTACCGATTGGAAAACACTTGAGGAGATGAACAAAAAAGCCATTACAGGCTTGGAACGTGAGGTAGAATTATTAGAGGCAAAGGGTGCAACTGAAGAGGAGATATACAGGGCAAGGGTTAAGCGTCTGAAGGTAGAACTTGACCAAATTTATTTCGTCTGGAAACAGAGGGCATTGACTGAAGAAGAAAATGCCCGGCGCGAAGAATTAAACCACCTCATGACATTGGAGCGTGAACGTGAAAAGACACGCGTTAAGAAAAAGAATATCGAAGAACAGGAAGACGCAGAGGATAAAGCTGAAGAGCGCAGGAAAAAGCGCGAAGAACTGGCCCGCGAAGCGGAAGAAAAACGTATCGAGGCAGAACAGAACAGCATAGAACGCAATGTTGCAATGCTGAAACTTCATGAAGATACGCTCGATAACCGTCTGGCTATCACTCAACTGAATTTTGAAAAGGAAATCCGGACGCTCAAAGAAAAAGGATATTCTGAAGTTCAGATTCAAATGCTTCTAAACGCTGAACTAAACAAGGTTCGTGCAACCTATTACAAGGAACAGGAAGACGCGCAAAAGAAACAGCAGGACACGCTGAAGGCACAGCGCGAAAAGGCAGCACAGGATGAGCTTTCCTTCATCCAATCGAAATACGATGAAGAAGAACTTGCCGCAATGAAGGCAGCCAAAACGCAGGAGGATTTACAAAAGGCGCAAACGGAAATCAGGAAACGCGAACTGCAAAACGAAATCCAGGCGCGGCGCGATTACGGGCAGGCTACTATCGAACAGGAAAAGGAACTTGAAGCAATGCGCCTGAAGAACGCAGAGGACGCGGCGGCGAAGCAAAAAGAAATTGATAAGACGGTAGCCGACACGAAGAAACAAGCCTACGCCGATGTAATGACTGCAAGCAGCGCGCTAATTGACCTAATTGGGCAGCAGACAGCAGCAGGCAAAGCGATTGCCCTTGCACAAATTGCAGCGGATACGGGCGTAGCGATTGCGAAGGCATTAAATACCACTTCTTCACCTTCCCCGGACAATGTGGCAACGGGTGGCCTTGCAGGTATTGCCAAATACGCAGCCATTTCAGCAGCCATCCTCAGCGCGTCTGCAAGGGCGGTGAAGATTGTCAAAGGTGGCAATGTTCAGCAAGGCGGCAGCGGTTCTCCAGGGTTAGGCGGTGGCCGTGGCAACATTCCCATGCCTTCCATGAACAGCAGCAGCCTCGGCGGTGGAACGCAGCAGGCCGGGCAATGGAGCAATAAAGTTTATGTAACTGAGGGCGACATCAGCGCAACACAGCGTAGGACGCGCAACCTTCGCAAAACATCTGTGCTATGAACGGCAAACTCACAGCACTTCAGCGGCAGTACCTCTCCCGCCTCGGCAAAGCGGAGGTAGAACAGCCAACCCTTACAGGGGATTTGCTTTCCGACCTGGTGGATGGATGGGCAAAGTACACAACGGAACGACTGAAGAACAGCCTAATTACTTCCACCATGCCCGGAAATCCAACATCGGGCCGGGCAAGCATGAGCCTTTATCAGTCAATAGACGCAGCAAAGACGCGCAGGAGGGGTGATGATGTTATCGGTGCAATCAATGCTAACGACTACTACCTTCAGGTTGATCAAGGCCAAAAACCAGGGCAGCCGGTCGGGCCTTTGTTCCGTGCGCTTGGTGGTGACATGGGATGGGTACGACAAAAAGGAATCATCCTTGGCAATGAATGGGGCAAGACCGATGCACAGCGGCGAAACAATTTCGCCTATGCCGTGGCGCGGAAAATCAACAAGAAGGGTACGGTCGGCAACAAGTTCTTCAGCAAAATCATCAACGACGCAACCTTTGATGAGTTCGCGGAATACCTTGGACGGGCGATGGGGCAGAAGATAGCCCTTTCCATTTCCGTCATGGCAAAGCAAGACAAATGACATTTTTCACCATTATAGAAAATGAACGACCCTATATACTATTTAGAGATTGAAGACGGAGATGGCCTGACCCAAGTCAGCCTTGTGCAGTCACCCGCTATTGAGGAAGATTTCCACTTCTTCAGCGCGGATAAATTCGTTACCCCGACAGCAAACGAAACCGAAGAGGACTTTATCGGTCGGTGTGTGCCTGTGCTGATTGGCGAAGGCAAAGACCAAGAACAGGCGGTGGCTATCTGTTATTCCTACTGGGAAGACCGAAACAAGGTGCAGCAATCATTCGCTATTCAATCCGAGGAACGCCGCATCATCACAGGCCCGGCAATGATTGCAGAAAAGCCCATTCTTCGCAGGGCTGAAGACGGCACTACCTATTATGTGAAGTTCAGCGCGGCAACGATTCAGAAAGCGGTGAAGCTGTGGGCCTTGCAGAACAAATACAACGCGGTGAACGCTGAACACGCGAACCCCGTGGGCGGTATGCACTTGCTGGAATCGTTCATCGTGGACAAAGAACGCGGGATAAACCCTCCGCAGATGTGGGCAGATGCTCCGGAGGGCAGTTGGTTTCTTTCCTATTACGTGGAAGATGACGCTGTGTGGCAGAACATCAAGGATGGTAAGTTCAAAGGATTTTCCATTGAGGGTTATTTCACGGACAAACCCGCAAGCAGCGAAGAACAGACAATGGCGGCTATCGAAGCTATCCTTACAAAGTACGACAATTCAGAAAATAATCCATTAGATGAAATGAGCGCAATATCAAAAATTAACGAAATCAAGAAGCTGCTCGGCTTTTCGGTAGAGGAGGAAACCCCTGCCGTAAAGTTTGCCGAAAGCACTCTTGTAGACGGAACGGTTATCCGTTTCCCCGGTGACGAAATCGCCATGCTTGGCGTAGGTTCAGTTCTTGAAGTGCAGACACCAGACGGTGAGTTCGTACCCGCACCCGATGGCACACATGAAACAGCCGAAGGCTACTTGGTAACAACCGAGGGCGGTGTAGTGACGCAAATCGTTGAAAAGGGTGAAGTTGAGCCTGTCCCCGTTGAGCAAAATCAGGGCTTTGCCAGGGTGGAGGCTGAATTTGAGGCGAAGTTCAACGAACAATCAGCACTTATCGCACGTCTGACCGGACTTGTTGAAAATCTGACCAACGCACAGGCAAAGACGCTGGAAGTTATCGAGCAGTTCAGCGCGATTCCCGCTGCTGAACCAGCTAAGAAAGTAAACGCACTCAAAGGCGAAGCTGCACGCCGTGAAGAGCGCATTGAAAAATTTGCAGAAGCAATTCGAAAAATTAAAACCCAAAAATAAACATGGCATTCGTAGTAACTGACCTAGACAACTACGGCAAGGAAGACCGCCTTCCCCTGCTGTACAAAGCCCTCTTCGGAGGCAAAACCGCTGGTATGCTTCAGGCAGCCGGGCAGGTTATCCCGGGCATTAAAACCTCCGACAACCTGAACATCCTCGATTCCACCGTTTTCTTTCAAGCTAACGGCTGTGAACCTACCACCTCTGGAAGCACAACTTTCAGCAAGCGCACTTTGAGCGTAGGTGACATTCAGGTTTATGAAACCCTGTGCCCTAAGACGCTCAAAACCAAGTGGATGCAGACCCAAATGGCTGCTGGTTCAGGTGGTGACAATGAGTTGCCTTTTGCTGACCAAATCGGTAACGAGAAAATCGCGAAGATTGCAGACGCTCTGGAAGAAGACATCTGGCAGGGAACTATTGCTGCTAACCAGTTCGACGGCTTCAATACCATCCTTACCGCTCTTGGATTCGGTGGTGCAGGCGATCCAATCGAAGGCAACCCCGCAACTGGTGGCGGCTGGACTCAGCTCACTTCTTTGACCGTTGCGAATATTGACGACGCCATCCTGAAGATGATCAATCAGGCTCAGGCTTCTACCGACGGCAAAGCCATCCTTGCCAAAGAAGACCGCTTCTTTGCTATGGGCGTAGACACCTTCCTGTTGTACAAGCAGCACCTGATTGCTTCCAACAACTACCACTATAACCCAGAAACCGGTGAGCAGTTCATGGTTATCGAGCCTATCACCGGAACAAAGGTTTACGGTCTGCCCGGCTTGAATGGATCAAACAAAATCCACTTCTCTTACTGGTCTAACTACTTCATTGGAACTGACCTGGTGGGCGAAGAAGAGAACTTTGAGTTCATCAGCGACCCCGTGAAGAAAAACGTCATCTTCAACGCCGAGTTCAAATACGGTGTTCAGGTTGCTTTCCCAACTCAAATTGTGTACTTCACCCTGTAATTAGACAGGAAACATTAACCGAAGGGGCGGGTAACAATGCCCGCCCTTTCTTTTTAAACCCTAAGAAAAAGACATGAGTTGCATACTAACAACCGGATTTAGCCACGACTGCAAAGATTCAGTAGGTGGCGTAGACAAAATATGGCTCCTCGAATACGAGGGCGTTTCCTCTTACACTTCTGCCTCTGGCGAAGTGTCTGCCCTGACCCTTAATGGCGGCAAGGCGTTCTTCAAATACGAACTGCCTAAAGACACTGCTTCTTTCACCAACACCATTACACCAAGTGTGGAAAATGGCACGGTGTTTAACAGCGCGGAACTGAACATCAAGCTGCGCAAGCTGTCCACCGCGAAGCGCAATGAAGTGAAGTTGCTGAGTGTTGCCCGTCTTGTGGCTATCGTGAAAACAAATGCAGGCGATTACTGGGCTATGGGCCTTGCTCGCGGCATGGACATGACTGCTGGCAGCTTTATGACTGGCGTTGCCCTCGGGGATATGACTGGCTACGACCTGACCTTCACCCACGCTGAAAAAGAACCGCCCCAAATTGTTCAGAGCGGTGTATTGACTTCGCTCGGAATATCGTAACTTCGTAAACGTTTTGTGTTATGGTGTGGAAAGGCTGCCCTTCGGGGTGGCCTTTTTGCTTTATATTTGCAACACTATGCACGCAAACGTAATTCAATTCTCAGGAGGCCGCACATCGGCCTACATGACGCACAGGCTAATTACAGAACAGCCGGGCGAATATCTCGTTTTGTTTCAAAACACAGGCAAAGAAATGCCGCAGACATTGGATTTTATCAATGAATGCGATGTACGATGGGGCCTGAACATCGTGTGGTTAGAGTACAGATACGGCAATAATTTTGAAGTGGTTAACTACGACACCGCGAGCCGTGACGGACGGCCATTTGCTGAATTAATCGCGCACAATAAGCACTTTTTACCCAATCAAATGATGCGGTATTGCACCAATCAGATGAAAATCCAAACAGCGCGGCGGTACTTGCAAAGCATTGGCATTCAAGAGTGGGATTCATTCATCGGAATACGGCACGATGAACCACGCCGCTGGGGAAAATTGGCGAACCACCCTGAATACATGACACCGATTTACCCTCTGGTGCATTGGCGAGTGTCTAAAAAGGATGTATTGGAATTTTGGGCGAAGCAAGATTTTGACCTGAATTTAAAAGAACCTTACGGGAATTGCGATTTATGCTTCCTAAAAGGCAAGGGTAAACTTGCAACTATTGCCCGTGAGCGTCCAGACCTCTTCGCATGGTGGGAACAATTCGAGCAAGGCGGCGCGACATTTAAGAAAGAAATCACATATCGGCAAATACGCGAAGTTGCTGAAATCAGTCCGCAGCTATTCGACAACGACCCTTCGTTTGAATGTTTCTGCAATACGGATTAAAAGTATTCCTCGCGGCACTTCGCCCGGAAGTCATTAATTACCCGGCTCACCTCATTCAGGGCAATTCCCGTCAAGCGGTGTATCTTCCTCATGCTCATTCCCGATAGGTACAACTCCATCATCTTCGATTCATACCACGGCTCGCGGCTTTGAACAATCGCAATCGCGTCTAACTTTTCCTGCACATCAGCCTCTTTGCGTTCCCTAAATTCGTCTTCTTCCTCGGCAATATCCCAGCCCTCAATGCTATCTGTTCCGATGTTCAGGCTGCCTAACGTGCCGTTCGGCTTGCAAAGGTTCGCGGCGCACCGGATGTAAAAAAACTCGAAGTACCCTGCCTCCTGCGCCCGTGCTGCCTTGTCGCTCAACTCCGTGGCAATCAGTAGAAACAACTCCTGCTGCAAGTCTTTCCAATGCGCGGGGCTATACTTCTTGCAGACCATTTCCGGCCATGTTTCGGAGGCGAGGATTTCAATAGGTGTTTTCAAAACATAGTTAATTGCTTGCGGAACTCCGCGAATCTTTTTTCTTGTGCGCCGAAATAGTCCGTGTCAAGTTCGCACCCGACAAAGTTTAGTTTAGCCTTCCACGCGGCAATCCTGCTGCTGCCTGACCCTAAATGCGTGTCAAGTATCTTCTGCCCTTCTTGCGCGTAGTTCTTAAAAATCCAATCGTAAAGCGCAACGGGTTTTTGCGTGGGGTGGATGCGGTTATTCTTTACAGATGTATTACTAAAAAGCCTTGTAGCAGTTTTAAAAGTTGTAAAAGCCAATTCGCTATCTGCCCAATAGCTTGCTCCATTTTTTTTATCCCAAACCAACCAACAGGAAGATGCTTTTTGTATCAAATCCATAAAATAATTACCACCCCAAACAATGTAATTTTTAGCTATTCTATCCAATTCAATAAAATATTCTTTGCTTGGCCTTTCAAAATCCCACCCACAGCTTTTATCCATACTTCCTGTAAAGTTTTTTGGCCTTATACCGTAATTCCCTAGTTCTGTTTTAATTATTCCTATCCCATACGGAGGATCAACAACTGCCAAATCAAAGTATTTATCAGGGTACTGCGCCATAAGTTCCATGCAGTCCACGTTGTATGTTTCGCTGGTGTGTGTCATGTCAGCAAAAATAGGCCCTTTTTGTTTACACGGCTGCAATGCAGGGCCAAAGCAAGCCCGTTCACGCAGTCATCATGCAGCCCTTCAGGAGCATTGTAGCTTATGCCTGTCCTTGTGTGCGTCCATTCAAAGTTCATCAGTTCATCCACTATCGGGCCGTCCGGGAAAATGATTTCCCGCCCGTGGATTGCGCCTGCCAGGTCTTCCATGATTTGCTGTTTACTTGTAGAGGTGTATTTGAAGCCCTGAATACGTGGGCAAACGCGCTGCAAGTCTTCGACAATCGGGTCGCCAACACCCGTGCTGTCAATTACGGCAGGCGTTCTCCCGACAATTCGCTGCACCGTGTCGCGTGTTGCCTTCCAGTCTAACCGGAAACGCTCAAAGAAGGCTACCTTTTTGGACTGATTTAGTCCAATTATTACGGTCCAATCTCGGGATTTTGCAAGGTCAATGCCGTACCACTCAACCGGGCCTTGCGCTAAAGGTTCGATGCATGAGCGAATGTGGTCCAGTCCGAAAGGGTTTGAATCATCGTCTGCGGGTTCGGCGAGGTACAACTCCTTAAAGACGTGCGCGGGAAGGTCACGTTCTGCCTGTTCGACTTCTTCGCGTTCCAATATGCCAGCGTTTACCGCGTCCCAAGCGGTAATTTTGTGGAATTCGTAATTGTCCTCCCCCTGCCTTGCGCGTTCTGCTAAACGATAGCCCCAGTTCTTTTTGCCTTTCACGTTCCCGATCAGCTTGCATTGCCCCCGGGTTTTGGTCAGCGTGGAACGAAGGGCAAACCATGCTTCTTCCCTGGCGCGTGTGAACTCATCAAACACAGCCGCGTACACATCATCGCCATAAAGGTTGTCGGGCTTTTCTGCTGACTTAAATTCAATCATTGCGCCCGTTGGCAAGGTCAATCTTAATTTACTTTCGTTCGCATCGAACAGCCGCTCAGAGCATTGCTGCTTAAAACGCCTGAACGCGATTTCTGCCTGACCGTAAACAGGCGCAACCCACCAAAAGGACTGCCCCTTCTTTCCCTGAAGTGCCTTTTCAAACAGCCATACAATATGCGATGCGGTCTTTCCAGCCTTCGTGCTGGCAGCGGTTACGGTATAACGCGCCGTGCTGTCAAGTATAGCGATTTGATACGGCGCAAGGGGTGGGCGTTGGTACTTTATCTTCATTGCTTTAATTCCCACATAAGTTGAGCCATATAGAATTCAGGCCCAGCATTGCTCGCTCGATTCAACCTATCTTCTCTATCCCTATCCATTGTCTTCAGAAGGGCGGCATAATTGAAGAACTCCATCAGGGGCATTGCCATGACGGCGTCCATCTTCGTGAGGTCTTTCCCGGCCATTCTGTAAAACATTCCTAACCAGTCATTGCTTCCTTCCTCAGCTTCTTCTCCTGCTGTTGGAAAAAGGTGAGGGAAGCTTTCAATAATTCGGGTAAGAGATTCGAAAAAAAAAGCGCGTAGGGGTACGCCTGCCCAACAGGCATTTTCTGACTGACTAATGCTGCTTTACGTTGAAATTCTTGCGCACTGCGTGATTTATCATACCTTACGTCCACCCATCTGAACCATTTGCGCTCCTGTTCTATCATCAGACAGGCGATTACCTGCGGCATATTCTGTATGAACTTTCCATCCGCTGCCACCACCTGCAAGGTTGCGTATTCGCCTGCACTCACCTCAGCTGGATTTGTCACGATGCGATACCATTTACCGCCCAACTTAAACCTTTTGCGCTTTGGCTTCTTTGAAGGGTACTCGTTAAGGAAGGTCAGCTTTCGATAGGCTGCGATGCGCTCGTTGTGCGGCAACTCCTCAATTTTTTCGATATGTTCATTACTCAGAACCGAAAGAATTTGGTTCATGATTTCCTCGGGGTCGAGGTCAGTTCGCTGCCGGAGCAGGTCAAGTTCATGCAGTTGCGCTAAATTTACTTCATTCCAACTTTTCGGATAACGCATATTCAAAGTTACGACAAAAAGCAACTTTTCCCATTATAAGTAAATGCTCATAATTGACACCACTCAACTGAGTACGCTATACGTGACAGCCACGGAAAAGGTAACGTTAAACCCTCCGTATTACTTCCTGCTGTCATTGAACAACCGCGAAGAACGTGACATCACCTATAATTTAATCGTCACGGATTTGAGCAGCTTCCCCACCAGGTACAATCAATTTAACATCACAACCGGCCAAAGCGGCGCATGGGAAAAAGGAGAGTACGAATACACCATTTACGCTCAGTCCAGCAGCAGTAACACAGACCCAACTTTAGCTAACCAGTCCGTGGAAACGGGCATATTGAAGATAAAATGAAAGTAGAATTTCAGAGGATAAATTTTGCCGTTCAACCCCCGCCTAAGTTCAAAGAGGCACGCGGGCAGGAGTGGTACGAATACGGGCAAAAGAACAACTTCCCAGCGGTTATTCTTGACCTATACAACAGCAGTTCCCTTCACAACGCAATCGTTACCCAAAAGGCGCACTTTATCGCGGGAAAAGAAACGGCTGTTCGTGTTGAAGGTACGGTAGGCGAAAAGGTAGGTGCACAGAAAGCACTTGAGATTGCGAACCCTTACGAATCGTGGCAGGACATTAAGTACAAGGCTGCGATGGATTTGGAAAACTTCGGCGGCTTCGCTTTCCAGGCTATTTGGAACGCACCTGGAACACGTGTGCTGTACTGGTATCATCTGCCATTCGATAAGTGCAGGGTGAACAAGGACGCATCGAAGGTGTGGTATTCGGATGACTGGAACGACAAGCGCGAAGATCGTTTGGAATTTCCCGCTTTCGACCTGGAAAAACCGGGCGGTACTCAGGTATTGTGGTTCAAGCAATACCGCGCAGGCGAAGGCGTTTACCCTCTTCCTGACTGGTACCCGGCCCGCACGTATATTGAAATTGACACGAAGATTAGCGATTTCCATTACAACAACATCAGCAACGGCTTTTCCCTCGGCAAAATCATTCAGATTTTCAAAGGCGAGCCAACCGAAGATATAAAGGCGGAGTTTGACCGCAAGTTTAAAGCCAACACCACAGGCACAGAAAACGCAAACGGCGTTCTTATTAGCTGGATGGAGAAGGGCGAAGACCCGCTTCAGGTGGTGGACTTGATGCCCGGGGATTTTGACAAGCAATATCTGCAACTCTCCGAAACCGTGCGCGATAACATCTTCTATGCCCACCGCGTAACTTCACCAATGTTGTTCGGAGTGCGCGTAGCAGGTGAACTCGGTGGACGCAACGAACTGAAACAGGCTTATGAGGTTTTCGACAGGGCATACGTTGCGCCGAAACGAACCCAAATGGACAAAGTGCTGACCACGATGTTCAATGCCACAGGTCAGGAAGGCGAATTGTACACCATTGCAGCAGAACCGGCAGGCGAAGACGCGGTGCAGTTGTTCACAGCGGGCATCATGACACGTGACGAGGTGCGCGAAAGCCTTGGTTTAAAGGTGGAACAGCCCGTGGCCATGTCTGCTCAGAACCCTTTCGGATGGAACGACGAAGCCGACAAAGCGGTTTTTCGCAAATACGGACGCAGCGCGGCTGACTTTGAAGAACTGCCTGAAACTTTCGCCGAACTGACCAACCCCGAACTGCGCCTTGTGGCGGTGATTCGCGACAACCCAAAAGCAACACTTGAAGAACTCGCAAAGGGCGCACGGCTGACCACTACTGAAGCAGCGAACATCCTAAAAACCATGCAGGCTAATCGGCTTATTGAGTGGACAAATACGGAGATCAAAATCACCGACAGCGGGGCGCGTTCCATCGCTGACAGCGGCGGGCTTGATACGGAAATATTCGTGCTTTACAAGTACGGGAAAAACCCCGATGTGGGTGGGCCGTTGTTGCTCGATACCTCCCGTGACTTTTGTAAGTTCCTTGTGGAAGAAAACAAACTTTACAGCCGCGAAGAAATTGACGCAATGAGCCGCGAATTAGGTTACAACGTATGGCAGCGGCGCGGCGGATGGCGCACCATTGCCGGAACAAACACTCACGTTCCGCAATGCAGGCACATTTGGGAATCTAAACTATACAGGAGGACAATTCGATGAGTTTCAAGTACTTTATAGATACGGTGTACATCAAGGAAAACACACCTATTCAGGACAACCTTGACCCGAAACTCATTCAGATGTCCTTGCAGGAAGCGCAGGAAGTGACGTTGCGTGACACCATCGGCAGCGACCTGTATAACGAGATTTACAGCCAATTTCCGAGCAGCCTGAGTGCGGACAATACCACGCTCCTAAACGACTACATTAAACCTGTTTTGAAGTATTCCGTGCTTTACGAAGCAGTCCTGCCACTAACCTACAAGTTCATGAATAAATCCATCATGAAGCGGGACGGCGAAAACATGACATCCATCAGCATGGAGGAAATGGTGAAAATCGAGCAGCGATACGCGCAGAAACGTGACCACTTCATCGAGCGGATGAACAAATATCTTTGCACCTATCCTGAAAAGTACCCCAAGTGGCAAAACCCTGACCCCGATGCAATCGACAAACCCAATAAATTCGGTCAAAACCTCGGCTTCTATTTTGAAAAGTAAGGCGTGGCGCAAAAAGAACGAGGAAAAGTTAAGGAAATTTTTAGATGACTCTAAACCAGATAATAGCAGCAATCAGGCGGGCAGGTGAAAACCACAAGATGATTCGTTCCGTGGCTTTCGGGCCGGAATATGACCTTGTGGCTGACGGCGGCAAAGATAACTACCCGCTGCTGTTCGTGATCCCCGACACCACCACGATGCTGTTTGACATGTCCACAGACGATAAAGAGAAAACATACTCCTTCGTCATGTCTGTTATGGATAGGCAATTCGAAGACAGCACGAATCAGATGGAAGTGCTATCGGATACACTGCAAATCCTCGAAGACATCATCAGTTCCCTTCAATACATCTACCGTGACAGCCGCGTAAACTTCGCGGTAAATGACGACGCTTTGCCGTTTTACGATGCACACGGTGATGTTGTGGCAGGGTACACGATTAGGATGGAAGTAGGCGTTCCAGCTAACCGGGACTTTTGCAGCGTCCCTTCCAACGATTATGCGTTCCCTAACATTGACCAGGATATTCAGATTATTGACGGTGGCTACTACAATTCCACCTACTCACTCACTATTGATGGAGGCGTTTCATGAGCAATTACATAACTATAAAATTAAGGCGCGGGACACAAGCGCAATGGACAGCAACAAACCCCGTACTCGCAGAGGGCGAATTTGGCGCGGAAACCGATACCCGGAAATTCAAGATTGGCAACGGTGTAACCGCGTGGAACTCCCTTCAATACTGGGGCAGTAGCGGTGGCGGGGCTGCTGATTTTACTGATTTGGGCGATGTTCCTGCAAGCTACACGGGAGCGGCGGGGAAATACGTCAAAGTAAAAGCAGATGAAAGCGGGCTGGAGTTTGGAACGCTGACCATCGCGGCAGGTGATTTGCCCTCCGGCATTGACGCGGCGAAAATCGCAAATGGAACGGTAAGCAATACAGAGTTTCAGTACTTGAACGGCGTAACCGCACCGATTCAAGCGGCACTTGATTTCCTGACCGCAAATAAAGTTCCTTACTCTGGCGCAAGCGGCGATGTGAACCTCGGCGAACACGGCATCAAAGCCGGGCAAATTGACTTAGATACATCGCCAACAGGGACGGCAACCGTAGGAACTACGCGATGGAACGACACTATTGGAAGCAGCGAAACCACTCTTAAAGGCGGTAACGTTATTCTGAAGAATGGCGTGGACTTGGTGGCAAGAGTAGTCAATAAGGTTACACCAAACACAACACTAACTAAGGCAGCCTATCAAGCGGTGAGGGTGAGTGGTGCGCAAGGTCAGAGGTTGGCGGTGGCTCTTGCGCAAGCAAATAACGATAACAATAGTGCGGATACCATTGGTCTTGTAATAGAAACGATAGACACCAACCAAGAAGGGTTTATTATGACTGTTGGTCAGTTACAGAACATCAACACAACAGGTTCTTTACAAGGCGAAACTTGGGTGGATGGTGATGTCATTTATCTTAGTCCTACAACGGCAGGTGCTTTAACTAATGTCAAGCCAGTTGCCCCGAACCATATAGTTATCATTGGATATGTTGAGTACGCTCACGCAAACAATGGTAAGCTATATGTAAAGGTCATGAACGGATGGGAGTTAGGTGAGCTGCACGATGTGGACACCACCGAAAGCAAGACTACTCCTATTGACGCGGATGCGATCCTATTGCAGGACAGCGCGGATTCATCGGTGTGGAAGCGGCTGACATGGGCGAACCTGAAGGCAACGGCAAAGGCCTACTTTGACACCGTGTATGCAGCCATAGTGCATACTCACGTTATCGGAGATGTGACCAACCTTCAGACCACCCTTGACGGCAAGGTTGATGAAAACGCGGCAATAACCGCAGCGACAAAGACAAAGATAACATACGATGAAAAAGGCTTGGTCACAGCTGGGGCCGATGCGGGTATATCCGACATTACCGGGCTTCAGACCGCCCTTGATGCAAAGGCTGCATTAGCGGGCGCAACCTTCACCGGGTTAATTGTTTCCCCGGCGGCAACAACCGCGGGCGCTGGATTGAGAATACCGCACGGCACAGCACCAACAGCCCCTACCAATGGCGATTTATGGACAACGACCACAGGGCTATTTATGCGCCAGAATGGAGTGAATAAACAATTTGTTGACTTCGACACGTCGCAAACAATCAATGGCAACAAGACCTTTAGCAATGCCAATGGAACTTTCGGCAGTTCCACAGCCGCCAGCACGTACAACTTTGCCTCGGGTGCGACCATCAGTGGCGCAACAAAGACGGTCAATTTCGGCACGGGCGGCGTTGCCGGGTCGACCACGAATATCAACATCGGCTCTCCCACCGGAACAAGCACAACCACCTTACAGGGAACAACCAATGGGGTGACACAGGCGGCGGCTACTAATAACCTCACCCTTGCAACTACGGCATTCGTAAGGCAGGAAATTAACGGGCAGGCGGTTTTTACCAGCACTACCAACGGGCTTGCGCCCTTATCCGGCGGCGGAACGACAAACTTCCTCCGGGCTGACGGTACTTGGGCGGCCCCGGCGGGCGGTGGAGGCGGAGCAGTGCAGCTATACAACAGCACCGCATCGACAGGCCCAAACAACACGACCACCAAGACGGCAATAGCTTCCTACGCATTGCCTACCAACCTTGCCGCAGGCGATGTGTTGGAAATGAAAGTTGTAGGGTATTGGAAAAACAATACCGGAGGCAGCACTCGCACGATGACCATCGCCATAGAATTAGGAGCGACATCAGTATTTACCGCTTCGGTAACGGCAGCTAACCAAACAACCGATAGGATATTTGAAATTAGGATGTTGCTGTTTGTTGTGTCTACGACCTCGCAGAAGATTAGCCTTATATCGTTCACCGGAGGTGCAGCCCCGGGTGCATCGGCAGTAATGAACACAGCTAATACGGCACTGCCTTGGAATCACAACGGATATGGCACGGCTTCCGAGAACCTGACCACCGCCAAGACCTGGCAGATAGCCGTCACCACGCCATACGCAGTAACAGCAGGGCAGGACTTATATATGCTCGCTCAAGCGTGTTCCATCGTTAAATACCCAGCACCATGATATTGCACTACTCTGACATGACCGGGGCGATTAGCCCCACCGAGAAACCTGGGTTCTTCCCTGTAATCGCAGGAACTAAACCGACACCTGCGGCGCATCAGATGGTGGTAGATGACCACCGCGAATGGGCAGGGGATTATTGGATTCAGCGTTACAGGTTGCAAGACCTCCCCGAATACACAGCCTCCGAATGGCTGCACCTTCAGGGCATGGGATACACCCAACAGCCGACATTGATTTATTTGCGCCTGCAATTAACGGCTAAAGGCTTGCAATCACCTAAACTTGACGCTGTGGAAACGTATCTTCAGAGTATCTTAAAGATATTCGCCGAAGACCAATCACCCCGCTGCGACTGGCCACTGCCATCGGTAAGCTATGAGCAAGCAATCAAGGAAGCAACCTCACTACTTGAATTATGACACAGGAATTTAAGATACTGGCTTACATCGGCCTGCCTCCGATTGCCGTGTTCCTGACCGCTCACGGCATTGAATTGAAGCTGATAAACGGGCTGGGGCTTGTGATGCTGTTGGACATCTTCACCGCTGTGTTGATGTGGCTGCGCGTTGACCCGGGGCAGATAAAAAGCCGGGTGTTGAAGCAAGGGCTGACCGAGAAATTCACATCGCTTATTCCCGCGATAATTGTATTTATCGTGCTTTTAGCAATTGACCGTGACGCATCAGCCCTTGTGAATGGCTACCTTACCATCCTATTAATTGCAGAAGGTTACAGCGCGATAAGCAACAGTCACAACGCATACACACGGGAACATAAAGAAGAATTTGACGCGGTCAGCGCGGTGCTTGCAGCAGCACGGAAACGGATATTTAACCTGCTTCAGAAATTAATTCGTAGCTTTGTTGACGATGACACAAAAAACTAATAAATTAATGCCTCTAATTTATGCGGCATACGCAATCAATTCTGGCCCTGCAATTGAAGAATTGCCACCATTCAAGCTACCAACAATACACGGCAGAGGTGGCAAAAGTAGAAAATCGACAATGCTGAATAAAGATTTTGAGGCGGTTGTTAAAAAAAGGCGCAAAAAAAATAAGGCAGCAAGGCAGGCACGAAAGCGCAAGAAGTAATGGACAAAATAACACTCGACCGAATTAAGCTATTGCACCCCGCGTTGCGTGAAGAAGCGGGCAAAATCTATGCTGACATCTGCGCGGCAATGCCTGCGGGCGTGGTGTGCAGGTTCACGCATACCCTACGCACGAAGGAAGAACAGGACGCAATTTATGCCGAAGGACGCACAAAGCCGGGGTCAATTAAAACATACAAACGCGGGGGCCATAGCTACCACAATTACGGCTTGGCCATAGATTTTGTGCTGATTATAAACGGGAAAGTGAGTTGGACGGTTGACAAAAACTGGCTTGCAGTAATTTCCATCTTCGAGAGTTACGGCTGGAAAAGCGGTTACAGATGGAAGCAATTTCAAGACCCTCCACATCTGGAAAAAACATTTGGCAAAACCACGGCGCAACTGCTGGCAACAGGGAAGCAATACCCGGATTTGTAACATAAATTGACCAGATTTATTGAGCAAAGGTAAATTTACCAACATGAACCGACACAACGGCACACCACAAAGACGGCTTGAAATTTACCTTCAACATCGCGAAGAAATTGACGCAATGCCAAAACGCACGGCGGGCAGGTGGCTACATACGAATTACCCACGGGAGTTTGGCAGCGTGGAAACAGGGCGGGACTTTATCCGCTATATCACCGGGGCGCGTGGGCAAGAGTCTAAAAAATATCTTGAAATGCAAATAACACCATCTAAATCTACCATCGCTGAAGGGCTGGCAAAGCTGCGAGCCTTCGAAGAAAGCAAAGCGCAACCTATTCACCTGACCGATGTCGAAATACTTGTTCTTTCAGATATTCACCTGCCGTTCCATGACTTGCCCAGCCTGACCGCTGCGGTAGAATACGGCGAATCTCGGCAGCCTGATGTTATCCTATTAAACGGTGACATCCTCGATTGTTACGACATCAGTCGCTTTATGAAGGAACAGGACAGGCCAACCATAACCGACGAAATCGCGATGGGCATTGAGTTCTTAGAATTGTTGCGAAAGGCGTTCCCATCGGCGCGGATTATTTACAAACTCGGCAATCACGAAGAGCGGATGCGGCATTACATCTTGAAGAACGCGCCGCAATTTGGCAACCTCAAGGCCTTGGAGTTTGAATCGCTGCTGCAATTTGAGCGGCTCGGAATTGAGCGTGTGAACAGGGAAATCATCAAAGCGGGCAAGCTGAACATTCTGCACGGGCATGAGATGGGCGAAAGCGTGTTTTCACCCGTAAACCCTGCACGGGGCTACTTCCTGAAGGCTAAGGCGAATACCCTGGTAGGCCATTACCACCAATCCTCACACCATTCAGAGGGCGATTTGAACGGCAACAAGGTGGGCGTATGGTCAACAGGTTGCCTGTGTTCCCTGACCCCGGAATATCGGCCCTTCGCATACACCAAGTGGAAACACGGGTTCGCTTATGTCACGGTAGAAGCGGACGGAACTTTTCAAGTTGAAAATAAAGAGATAATAGATGGACGCATTTTCTGACCTCGGCGCAATCGTCACCATAAACCACGGCGGGCATGGCGGCAGCGCGGTAATTAAGCCACCTGCCTTTCCTGATGAAGTGGTAAGGGCGTTCTTCGCACAGGCCATCGCGGTTGGGTTTCATTCGGATTCGCTGCTGAACGCTATGGAAACGCTGCTGGAAGAGTTTCGCGGCGATGTATTTACAACTATAGATGATGATGAAGAATAAAGGCTGCGGCGCACACATCGCATACGCAGGGCTGGCCATGATTGCCCTGCTGCTTGCTTCCTGTT